TAGATGGAGGTAAGACATAATGAAAGCAGACCTAGAGCTAAAGGTACTTGACATGTGCGAGAAACTATTGCCTAGTACAACTATGCGTTCTAACAAGGCGCTCAAAGACTTACTAAATGAAATCCGTACTCAACTGGAAGGTAAATAATATGTTTGTATGCATCGCAACTAAGCCCCTAAATGATGACACTCAGGGATTTCGCTTTAACTTCTTTGGCTTCAAGGGACTGACCCGTAAGCGTAAGATCAAGAGCAATGGCTTTCGCATCAAGTCTCTCAAGTCTATGACAGCCTTGCATTTAGGCAAGCGTACTATCTATCTTGAGAAGAAGTCTAACCGCAACAGTGGACGGTTGATACGTCACTTCGCTGGCTGATACACTAAGCCCTGCTGCTAAGGTGGCAGGGTATTGCATACCATTACTAGCACTATCTACACAACACAGGTACAGTCGCCTCTACATTCCTGAAAGGAATACCTAATGAAAATTGTAATTAATGACATGACCAATCAAGAGCTTGATTACATGGGCGAAATGATTACAGAAAAACTAAATGATCTAGGTCATGAAGTAGAAGGTTTTTCGTACACACTAGAAGTATTTTTTGAAACAGAAATAGAGACTACCAAGGATACTTGAAATGAAAATCATCTTAAGCCTATACGACTACACTGGTGAGGCAGTACGCCCTTGGGCAGAGCAGGGCTATATGTGTTACTGTTATGATATACAGCACTCATCTGACCCTCATCCAAATGAAGATCAAGTTGAACGTGTAGGCAAGGGTCTTATAACCTACCTACATGCAGACTTGTACAACCCCTACTACTACGAGGATATTTACCGTACTATGAAAGATCAAGACGTACACATGGTGTTGGGCTTCCCTGTCTGTACTGACATGGCTGTGAGCGGTGCGGCATGGTTCAAGGCCAAGGCAGAGGCTAACCCTAACTTTCAAGATGAGGCTGTCTCACACTCTATTGCTGTTGCAGCCTTAGCAGATCGTTTAGATGTACCTTACATGGTGGAAAACCCTGTGTCTGTGCTGGCTACCAAGTGGCGCAAGCCTGACCATACGTTTCACCCTTACGAGTACGGTGGCTACATACCATACGGTGAGGAGCAGCACCCTACTTGGCCTGACTTCATTGCACCCCGTGATGCCTACCCTAAGAAGACATGCTTGTGGACAGGCAATGGGTTCAAGATGCCTAGCAAGGTAGCTGTTGAGCCTGAGCATGGACACAGCCGCCAACACTTGAAGCTAGGTGGTAAGTCTGCTAAGACTAAGAACATACGATCAGCCACACCCCGTGGCTTTGCCAGAGCAGTGATGCTGGCTAACTCTACTGACGGACCATCCGTCACTAGCAACTAAGATAGGATAGAAGACATGGCTACTAGAATAGAATTAAACAAGAAGTACACGATCAAGACTTACTCTTTCCATGATGCAGTGATCACTGTGTATGAGGAGTGCTACACTCGTACTGAGATAGACAAGCCTACCAAGCCTAACAGGCATGGACACATGGCTTCACCTACTACTCATGCAGATGGCACTGTGCATTACTACAAGTATGATCACCACCAAGAAGTCCTTGCCGTTGTACCTTTGCAGTTTGACTATGGCTTGGATTGGAGCGATGAAGAGAAGCTAGAGAGAGTGATTGAGACTGTAGATGCTTTGAAGAGAGCCTATGAGCATTACCCTGACTGTGAGGTAGGTGTCACTTACACAATGAACACATCGTGTGTGAACCATGAGCAGTAAGGTAGAGCCTAACCTTCAGTACCTCACTCCTATCTCAGAGGAGCGGCAGCGTCTTATGGATGCTGTCGAAGAGGCGCAGTGGGAGGGTGACTACATGGCAGATGAGGTACTATGCAGAGAGCTAGAGTACGTCAACAATTGCATAAACAAAGGCGAACTATATGTACCACTTTTTTAATACACTATTGTATTGGACAGTGTGGATTATAGTTGGTATAGTTTTTGCTAGTATTGGAATAGGTTTAATATAAAGGAGTGCCATATGCCCATTAAGATTGGTGAACTCAAGGACAGTAATACACTGCAAGTGGCATGTAAGTTCTATATGAACACGCCTAAGTTTGCTAACTTAGCGGCTAAAACGCAGATAGATTATGAGAAGCACCTTAGTGCAGTGTGCGCCACCCTAGTGCAGAGAGGTAAGTTATTAGGTAACATCAAGCTTAAGGACCTACGTTTTTCTAACGTCACTGTAGCTTATGATAGATGGCTGGTTGATAGAGGGCTACGTAGTGCTAACTATTATGCTACCTGTCTAAGCATTGTACTGAATACAGCTATACGTCACGATGCTTTGTTTAGTAATCCAGTATCACTGATAAAAAGATCAAAGGCTAAGCCTCGTAAGGTCAGGTGGACTACACCACAGGTCAAGCTCTTTCTTGACACTGCTTACAGTCAGTGGCGTTGGCGTAGCATAGGCTTGATTGTACACATGGCCTTCAACTGGGCGCAGCGTGTGGGTGACATGCGTAAGCTTGAGTGGACTAGCCTTGACCTTGTTAACAACACTCTAGAGTTGGAGCAAAGCAAGCGTGGCGAGGATGTATTCTTACCTATACAGGGTGGCTTGGTTGATATGCTACACCAGCAGCACAAAGACTTTGGGTTTCAAGGTCACGTAGCACCCAGAGTGGCACCTAGAGCCGGGGCATACTCGCCCTATGATGAAGATGAGATATACGTACTGGTCAATCAAGTTAAAGCTGAGGCTGGGCTACCTAAGAACTTGACAGCTATGGACTTGAGGCGTACCGCTATCACACAGATGGTTGAGCGTGGTGTTGATGTGGTGGGTATCATGCAGGTGAGTGGTCACGCTAACCCGCAGAGCGTTAAGCCTTACTTGGTTAACACACTGGCTGGTGCTACTGAGGCACTGTCTAACAGAGAGGATGACTTGATATGATACAGAAATATGTAGATGATCTTGATCTGACAGAGGGTGACACTGTAAGGGGTGACTGCCCTGACTGTGGTGGTAAGAATACTTTCACTGCACACAAGTCAGGTGGTGCGGTAGTGTATAACTGTTACAAGCTAGGCTGTAAGATACAGGGCATACATACTGTAGGCATGACTGCTGCTGACATTGAGGCCCGTATGAAAGATGTACCTAAAGCTAAGCCTAAGATTGAGGCCATGAACATACCAGAGCATGTGGTAAAGAGTGGCTCTGGCTTGGATGAGTTCAGAGACAAGTGGGACTTATGGGATCAGGGTTTGATGTATGACCTTAAAGATAACCGTGCTGTGTTCCCTATCTACCACAGAGGTGTGATGATTGACGCTGTAGGCAGGGCATTACAGGGGGCTAACCCTAAGTGGCTACGTTATAGTGGCAAGGCTGATTACTTTGTTGCTGGTACAGGTAAGACTGTTGTTGTAGTTGAGGATGTTATCAGTGCTATCGCTGTAGCCAAGCTGGGCTTCACTGGCATGGCTATCCTTGGTACGTCTTTAAGTGCTGCACATATGTCACACTTGGGAGAATATTCTAGTATAGTTGTAGCGTTAGACCCAGACGCTGCACACAAGACCTTGAAGTTCAGACGAGAGATAGGGGAGTGGACGGGGGTAGACACTACAGCATTGAGGCTTGACGATGACATAAAGTATCGTGTAGAGTCTGACATTGAAAGACTTAAGGAGTTACTACAATGATACAGAAGCTTTTAGATTGGATAGAAAAGAAACTTAACAAGAGTGAAACACCTGAGTACTTGAAGGGTAACCCAAGGTTGGAGCAGATGTTTAAAGAAGAACGTGATAAGGTAATGCAAGACCACAAAGATGAGGGCATGTGGAATGGCTAGTAAAGTGTATGTTGTTATGAATGATTTAGGTATCAACGCTGTGTTCGGTAAGAAAAGTAAAGCAGATGAACGTGCCTTGTTTGTACAGGATAAGTATGCAATGAAGCATTGGGTAGAGACATGGGAGATAACTAAAGATGATTGAGGTAACATATGTAGACCACATGGGTACTGACCTATCTGTAGTTAATGCAGCAAGGGTTAGCTTTGGTAAGAGTTCTACCTTTGATGGCAGGGTAGGTGGACCCAATGTTTTAAAACAAGCAGACGCAAACCTAATCAAGTACCTAGCCAAGCACAAACATATGTCACCCTTCGGTCATTGCTTTGCTACCTTCCATGTCAAGGCACCTATCTTTGTAGCTAGACAACTAGTCAAGCATAAGTTCTTACGCTGGAATGAGATCAGCCGTAGGTATGTGGATAGTGAGCCTGAGTTCTATGAG